ATATAAAAGAAGGATATCAAAATAATTATATATTGCCAAATATTGTTTGGAGTTATTGGGATAAAGATGAATTGCCCGAAAATATATCTTTAATTGTAGAAAATAATAAAAAAATATTAAATACTTGGAATTATATAATTATAACACCATCAAATATAAATGAATATATTATTTTACAAGCAATCAATGATAAATGTAAAGAGTTAGGACCTCAAAAATATACAAATTGGATACGATTATATTTATTAGAAAAATATGGAGGTGTATGGATGGATATTAGTATTATTTTAAATAAAGATATTGATGATATTTATAATAAAAGTATTGAATTAAATAGCGAATTAAGTGGTTTTAAAGGAGAACATCTTACTACTGATGATAACTATCCAGTTATAGAAAATTGGTTTTTAATGGCTCCTAAAAACTCTGAAATTATTCATTTATGGAAAGAAGAATATGAAAAAGCAATTACTATGGGATTTTTAAATTATAAAAAAGAACAAATTTCAGATAATATTAATTATCAAAAAATTTTTGGTGATAATCTTGAAGAAATATATTTATCACATCACGGATGCCTACAAGTTGTTTTACAAAAACGTTTAAATCGTAAAGCAAGATTATATTATGAAGATGCGAAAGATTCTATGTTTAAAATACAATCGGATTGTGGCTGGAAACAAGATTGTTTAATAGAAAAAATAAATGATAAATCATATTCTAAAAAAATACCTTATATTAAATTACGAGGATCTGATCGTGAAGGACTTGATTTAACAAAATATTTTCAAGATAATTAAAAATATATTAATATTTCTTTCATATTCAGAATTTTTATAATTTAAATACTAGATAGATATTGCCATTTTAAATCTTTACAAATTAATTCCCAGATTTTATCTTGAGCGTATAGTTTATCACGATTTTTCAATAAAGGAAACGATGGTAGATATTCATCTAATTCTAGCAATTCACAAAATTTATATAAAACATATGAATAAGATAAAAAATTATTTCTTCCTTCAGGACGATGTACTTGAAAAAATGGTTGAATTTCTTTAAACATAAAACGTAACTTCTCTTCAACTTCTCGGCTCATAACTGGGGCATTTTGTCCATTAATTCTATTTATAATATGAGGAACATGTTCATAATATTTATTTAATTTAAGTTTTTTTAAAATTTCTCTAATTTTTGTTTGTTTAATATTTTTAGTATCTAAAATTCTTTCTTTTTTCAATTCCACCAGAATTAAATCAAAAACTTCTGGTGGTATTTCTGTAGATTCTTTTGCTTGGAATTGTGCCAACCATTCATTAAAATGATTAATACGCTTATAAGCAAAATAGGATGCTTCACGAGGAGGATCTTTATAAGATGGTTTATCAGAATCTATTAGTATAAATTCTTGATGCCCGCAATTCATACATGTGAATACTGCTTCATTTGCTGAAAAAACCATCTCTTTTTCACAATCAATACATTCTCCATATGTATCATTTAAAATATTTATAGATGATTTTACAGAATCTGGATGAACCTTTTTTAGATATTCTTCTAAAAGTTTATCTCTAGATAATATTTCAGGTTTATCAGATTTATCAATAGGATCTTCTTTTTCAATTTCATAATTTCCTTCATTTTTAGCAGCCTTTTCTAATACATCAAAGATTCCTCCTTGCTTTTTTTTATTTCCTTTTTTTGGCATTGTTCCATCTTGTATTTTTTCTTGTATATCATAATATTTATATAAAATATCTCCCGTATCTAAATAATAATCAAAGAATTCATTTTTATTTTTTCTTAATTCAATTTCATTTTTTAATATTTTTATTCTATTTTCTATTTTATCTATTTCATTGTTATCATCACTATTTTTTAATGTATATTCTAATTCTTCTTTTTCTTTTTTTAATAATATATATTCATTTTCATTATCACTCATATGTTTTAATTGATTAATATGTAATGTATCCAATGTAGTTTTACCTTCAATATTTAATCTTTTAGATTGTTTTTCTTGTCTTTGTTTTCCATGTGACATCATTATAAGAATATTCATTTTCTCTTTTAGACCCTATGAATAAAAAAACTGCGAATACTTTTATTATTCAAAACTTCAAAAAGTTCATCTCCCGGCAAATTATTTTCTAAATGAAGGGTATAGAAAATGACAGGCGGTGGTTTAATGCAGCTCGTTGCTTATGGTGCCCAGGATGTTTACCTCACAGGTAACCCCCAGATTACTTTTTTCAAGCAGGTGTATCGTCGCCACACCAACTTCGCCATGGAGTCTATTGAAAATCCTTTCAATGGCTCCCCTGGCTTTGGTAAGCGTGTGACATGCACAATCCAGCGCAACGGTGATTTAATCCACCGCATCTACCTCCAGGCCACATTACCCAATGTGACCCTCCAGTCTGGTGATGGCTCTGGTGCCCAGTTCCGCTGGCTCAACTGGGTCGGCCACAACTTAGTCAAGTCCGTTGAACTCGAAATCGGTGGGCAACGCATTGACAAGCACTATGGCATCTGGCTCCACATTTGGAATGAACTCACACAAGAGGCCGGCAAACAAGGTGGTTATGCCAAGATGGTTGGTAATGTACCCGTTCTCACCAACTTACTCGTCCAAGGTGGCGAGTCATGCGATGATTCATGTGCTGGTGGCGAGCCCAATGCCCAGAATGAAGTTGTAGCGTGCGCCCCTGACTACACACTCTACATTCCTCTTCAGTTCTGGTTCTGCCGCAACCCTGGCCTTGCTCTCCCTTTAATCGCCCTCCAGTACCACGAGGTCCGCATTAACTTAGAGTTCAACGATCTCCGCAATCTCTGCTGGGATATCACACCCCAGTTATCGAACCCTCACACAATCCGTGATCGTGTCAATAACGCCAACTTACAAGCCGCCTCTCTCTATGTCGATTACATCTACCTCGACACTGATGAGCGCCGCAAGTTCGCCCAGGTCTCACACGAGTACCTCATTGAGACACTCCAATTCACAGGTGCTGAGTCCATCACATCGAGCTCGAACAAACTCAAGCTCAACTTCAATCACCCTTGTAAGGAACTCATCTGGGTTGTCCAGCGTGATTCATTCGTCGCTTGCGATGACACAGTCATCAATCCTTGGAAGGGCCAGCAACCATTCAATTTCTCCGATTGGTGGGATCGCTCAGTCCTCGAGTCTGGCTACTCCGTCACACGTGTGGAAGGCATGGCTGGTCGCAATCCAGTCGTCACAGCCTTACTCCAGCTCAACGGTCACGATCGCTTCCAAGTCCGTGAAGGTCGCTACTTCAACGAAGTCCAGCCTTACCAGCACCACACCAATGTACCCGCTGTTGGCATCAACGTATATTCGTTCGCTCTCCAACCCGAGACTCACCAACCTACAGGTACATGCAACTTATCTCGCATTGATAACACAACACTCTTACTCACAGTGTCTAACAATGCCGTCGGCACATCAACCTCATCTCAGGTCTATGTGTTCGCTACAAACTACAATGTCCTCCGCGTGATGAGCGGAATGGGAGGTAATTTTATGTCTCCACTTCTAAAGAAGATGCGTTCAATTATGAAACGCATGAACTTAAAAGTGGATTGCTATGCCTCTAAGAGTAATTCGTTAAAGGAATTGCTAGTCCAATGACTATCTGTGCGAAAGCACAATTGGGCAACATTATCAAATTGCTGGAAGTTCTTGTTAAGTTACAAATACCGCCCTGGGGTCGAAAGATCAGCCCAGTGGCACCAAGGGGAAACTCGTGGGTATGGTGAGAATTTTGTAAATAAAGATAATCAGCAGCCAAGTCCTAAAGCCTTTAAGGTTATGGATGCAGTTCACAGACTAAATGGTAGTGGGGTGAGTAAAATCATCTTAAGATATAGTCGGTCCCTACAGAGATGTAGTCCAACAGAGGAATTGAAAGAATCGGTCATTGTTCTTTCAAGGAGAGCTGTTGGGTTCTTAGAGGTGTTAAAACCTTTAAGAATGGAGCAAACGTTAGCATACTCCAACTAAACATATTACTTGTTTATTTGGCTTAAAATTCAAATTAATAATAATACAAATACAAAATAACTAAAAAATTAAATAATAAATAAAAGTTGATTAACTATTTAAAAGTTTTTCACGTTTCTATTTTAGAAATGGAGTCGTGTAAAACCCCGGTTTGTAAAGCCATAATTCAAGAGGGACTGCGAAAAGGACAATCATGCCAATTTCCACCAGATAATTATGGTTATTGTGGTCGTCATGAAAGAAATAAAGTTTATGATAATGGTATTTTAGAAGGTAAAAAGTGGTGTAGATTCTTCTTTCGAGGTTGTAATAATATTACTGAAAAAGGCCTAACATGTGAATCTTGTTTAAAAAAGAAACATGAAGGGAAACAACTATGTAATCATGAAGGATGTAAGCACCATATAACAGAAGGGAAATTTTGTAAAAAACATGAACGAGATATATATTATATAGAAGAAAAAGAAAAAGGATTTAAATATTGTGATATAGCACGAGGATGTTTTAATATATGTAATGATGATAAAAAAAGTTGTGAAGAATGTTTAGATAAAGAAAGAATAAAAGATAAAGAAAGATTTGATAAAAGAAAAGAACTTTATAATGCTTTAAAACAAGTAAATTCTGATAAAAGAATTTGTGTAGATTGTGGTAAAGATTATAATAAATTTAATACATTAAATAATCAAGATTCTAAACGATGCAGTCATTGTAATGAAAATCAACAAAATCAAGATACTAAACGAATTAGAGAAAGAAATTTTAAAAATGAAAACTTTAGAAATAAAGAAAAATATTTTAAAGATTATATTAAAGGATCATTAAGAAGAGATTACGAATTTACTTTAAATTTTGAAGAATTTTCTGAACTTGTAGATAAAGAATGTTTCTATTGTCATTATAAAAAAGATGAAGAAGTAAATGGTATTGATAGAATAGATAATATAAAAGGATATACAAAAGAAAATACTGTATCATGCTGTGAAATATGTAACCGTATAAAAAATGTTTATCATCCATTATTCTTTATAGAAAAATGTAAAATTATTGGTAATTATACCTTTCCAGTAAAGGATTTCTATACTAAATGGAATACTTATTATATACAAAATATAAATAATTATAATAAATATAAAAAAGAATCAATAGAAAAAAGAAATATGTCATTTGAAATAAATAAAGAACAATGGGATAGATTATTAAAAGAAAAATGTTATTTATGTAATTATGAATCAACAGGTTGTATAGGTCTAGATAGAATAGATAATACTATTAGAAAATATTCTATAGAAAATGTAAAACCTTGTTGCTGTTCATGTAATATTATGAAAGGAGAATTAAATTTAGAAGAATTTAAAAATAAATGTAATAAAATATCTGAAATTTGGAAAGATACTAGTTTCTTTAATAATATACCAATTATAGAAAAAGAAAAAAAAGTTTTACAAACATTAGCAGAATCTAGAAAAGTTTGGAAAGCACTTGGACTTTATTATACAATCCTTAATAATGAAGAAAAACAATTTTATGACTTTTATAAAGAAGTTTTAAAAGAAAATGAACTTCAAGAACTTTGTATCCAAGTTAAAAAAGATCCAAAAGAAAAGGCTCTAGAATATCTTTCAAAATTCTTACGAAACTTGAAGGATAGAAGAAAAAGGGCTAAAAATAAATAAATCTAGAATAACAGATGGAAATCTTATTTATATAATTTATCTTCTTAGCTAATATTTTTTTGAGTTTCATTATCAGATCTATTACCTTTCTTAGCATTTACAATATTTGATATATATTGTAAATTAGAAAGAATATTATCTTTTTTATTACCATTAATATGGTCAATAAACATCCCTTCAGGCTTTGGTTTAATATATGTTTCTGCTACTAAATCATGTATAAATATATGTATTCCTACTATTTTAATAGAATAATAGTCATCTTTAATTTGGGGCTTAAATTCTTTACTACTTATTTTACTTCTAACTTTTCCTAAATTTGATACTTCTAAATAAACTACAAATTTAGGAAATCTACTTGAAATAGCAGGCTTCCATTCTTCAATAATAAACATTTTTATATAGTTTATAATATGAATATAATTTAATCAATTTTTTAAATCCAAGTCAAATAAGATATAAAAGAAAAGGCTCTAAAATACTTACTTTAAAGAGCAAAAAATAAATGAACTTCTTTTTAAAATTATATTTATATATTTCTTTTTTGAAGTAGTTTTGTTTTTAGTTTCACTTTCTTTTCATTAAATTCAGCAATTTTTGTTTTATATACATCTTTATCCTTACAAATATTACTTTTAGGATTTTCTTCTAAACACATTTTAACTCTATCTTCATAATAATATTGCTCATAAATATTTTTTTTCATATCAAAATATGATTTTTCAACTGCTTCTTTATCTAACATTATATAAATATGAGTTTTTCCTACAGCATATGGATATGGAACATCACTGTTACCAATATCTGAATAGTATTTTATTATTGTATCATCTTTAATAGGTGAAAATTCATAAATCTCATGCCCAACATAAATGTATTTATTTCCAACTTTTAATAATATACTATTTCCAACTGCTTTACTAGAAGGCAATCCATCATATCCACCAGTAGGTGATTTTTTTCCAATAAAAATTTCATTAGCTTTTAGAGTAAAAAGAGATTTTGGAGGTTTTTCTATATCAACAAACTTCCCATCTATTTTTTTAAATGTATTCATATTTTTTGAAATAAATACTAATTTACCATTTATTTCTACATTAAAAGGTCTTCCTCCGTTATCATGTATTTTATACTTCTTAAGTTTATTTTTGCGTGTAATTCCCATATATATATAATTAAGAATTTAATAATACCAAGAAGCATTCATCCAGTCATTACGTAGTATTCTAAGAGAAAATGCTTTTTCATATTCTTCAATACTAGAATATGTTGTATACAAAAATGAATCTCTAAATAAACAATTCTTTTCATAACCAAATCTTCTACAACTATAGCAATATTGTGCTTCTTCATCACAATATCTTCCTCGTAAAAAACATTTACCACATAAAAAACATCCACAATCAGAACATCTATAGGTGTTTAATTCTAAAAGTTTCGTCTCACAGCAAAGACATAGTTCATTCGTATATGTATTGTATTTTTCGTGATATTCATCTGTAATAAGATATAATTCATTATCTTCTTTCGGATACTTATGATATGTCTGCCAAATAGGAATTTCTATTGAATGTCTTTGACCAAATTTCCATAAATTATGATATGCCTTTTCACAACAACATTCTTTTGTTTCATTTAAATAAATTTCACAAATATCCTCTTTCCAGTTATAGTCATCCATTATTAGATATAATAGTTTAAATATATTTAAATCATATAATATAATGAAAGAATTTTCTAGTGAATGGTTTGATGAATCTTCAAAAGAATGGATGAAAAATAAAAGAAAAGTAAAAGGAGGTTCTTTTAAATATATTTGTGAACATATTAAAAAAAATAATAAACAATGTAAGAATTATGCTCAAGAAACAAGATATTGTAAATTTCATGAGGTTTTATATTAAAATACAAAGTCCTAAAGATGAATGATATACTATATTTAGTATCTAAAAATGGATAACCTAGGTCCGCTAAAGGCGCAAATTATGACAATGTTTATGATGAAGAAACCAAATGATAAAGCAAATCCGAATGATGATATTTTTATGGTTGTGTATACAATGTTATTTATGAATTTTATAGAATATGTTTTTAAGCATATCCCAAAAATAAGTGAAGTTGCGAAAGGAGTTGCTCTTGCCTATTTTGCTAAGAAAACAAAAGAATTAACACCTTTATTAATGGCACCAACAAACGATACAAAGAAAGATGAAGTAATATATTCTATTAAATTACAAAGGCATTTTTATAAAACGGATTCTACTAAAGCAAAAGCGGTAGTTTCTAATAATAATATGGAAAAAATAGATGCTGTAATAGATTATTTATGTTCATTAAATAATGTAAAAACTCTAACAATGGGTGCTCGTTATTCACTTAATACAATAGATGAAATAGAATTAACACCTCTTCTAAAAGGAAAGGTAAGAGAATCTGGAAAATTTGATGGAGATGAAGATGGATTAATTGAAATTGTAATTTATAGTACAGTGCTAAAAATCCCTGAGATTCGTGATTGGATTGAAGGAATCTACAATAACTATACATTTGAAAAGAATAATAAATTAGGAACTGGTATTTATTATTTTAATGAAATTCCTTCTGAACCTCCATGGAGTCCTCATCC